CGTAGCAATGTCTCAACAATATCTAAATTATTTGGGACGCCCTTGCGATACTTTAAATGTTCCTACTCCTGATTGGGATAGTAGATATTCTGACATTTGGGTCAATAGGTATTTTAAAGGAGACATTACTCCTCCTCATGGCCATAATCACTATTTGTCTGGTGTAATTATTTTAAAACTTCCTGAAAATGTTCCTGACGATTTAGATATTTCTGAACGTCCTGATAGATCTTTGGAGTTTAATCATAATGATGAACCTTACTTGCCAGAACAAAAGGTGGGTAAGATGTATATCTTTCCTAGTCATCTAAGACATTGGGTGCATTTTCATGTATGTGAAGAGGAGAGACGAACAGTCAGTTTTAACGTAGGCGTATGATGAAAAATTGGATTGTATCGTGGTCTGAAGATGGTATTTTCTGGTCACAAAAACAAATGAAAACTTTAGAAGATTATGACTCTGCTGTTTGGTTTGCAAAAACCCAAGAGAGGAGTTATAATTATGTTAGAATGCACCAAATTAAAGATGGAGTTTCCTGAATATGGATTTTTTGAAAGACATTGTAAAAGAGATCGGAGATGATTACACTCAACTGGCGTCAAACATTAACGAAAGTGAAGTATTCGTTGACACTGGTTCGTTCATCTTTAATGCTCTTTGCTCTGGTTCTCTCTACGGTGGGATTTCTGATAGACGTATCACTGCTATCGCTGGCGAATCTTCTACGGGTAAAACCTTCTTCTCTTTGTCTGTCGTCAATAATTTTCTTCAATCTAATCCAGACGGGTATGTTCTGTATTTTGATACAGAAGCCGCAATTAACCGTCAGTTACTAGAAGATAAAAACATTCCTCTTGATAGGTTTGTTGTTGTTAATGTTGTGACAGTTGAAGAGTTTAGACAGAAGGCACTTAAGGCAGTAGATATATACCTTAAGACGCCTGAAGAAAATCGCAAACCTTGTATGTTTGTGTTAGATTCTCTAGGTATGCTGTCTACAGAAAAAGAAATTAGGGATGCTCTTGATGAAAAGAATGTCCGAGACATGACGAAAGCACAACTTGTCAAAGGTACTTTCAGAATGTTGACCTTGAAACTGGGACAAGCCAAAATTCCCATGCTAGTAACCAATCACACTTACGATGTTGTCGGAGCTTATGTACCAACTAAAGAGATGGGAGGAGGTAGCGGACTCAAGTACGCAGCTTCTACAATCGTTTATCTCTCAAAGAAAAAAGAAAAGGATGGCAAGGAAGTCATCGGAAACATTGTCAAAGCAAAGGCTGCTAAGTCGCGTCTAACCAAGGAGAATAAAGATGTTGAAATTCGTCTTTATTACGATGAGCGTGGTCTTGATAGATATTATGGTCTTCTTGAACTCGGTGAACTCGGTGGTCTCTGGAAGAACGTTGCTGGACGTTATGAAATGAATGGGAAAAAAATCTACGCGAAACAAATTCTGGCTGACCCAGAAACTTACTTCACTGAAGAAGTTATGGCCAAACTCGACAAGATCGCCAAAGAACAATTTACATATGGATAATTTCATCAAAACTTTTGATGGAGTTTTCGATGACGTTACATGCCAATCTTTAATTGATATATTTGAGGATTCAGTATATCAAGAGAAGATTGAGAATGATGGTCGTCCTAATTTCACTCAAGTGAATTTAAACGACCATAAAGAATTTAAAAAATTCACATCATTAGTTACATACAAAATTTGTGATGTGATGAAAGAATACAAGAAAGATCTTGAGGACTACACCGCTTGGTGGCCACACAAATTGTATTTTGAACAACTTCGTATAAAGAAGTATAGACCCGACACAGAAGACATGTTTGATTTACATGTTGATGTCCAAGATCACCCTACTGCCAAAAGATATTTGGCTTTTCTTGTTTATCTAAATGAAGGATTTGAAGGTGGACAAACTACATTTCCACATCATGACTTGATATTCGAAGCAAAGCCTGGTAAAGTGTTGGTGTTCCCGCCTACCTGGCAATATCCACATATGGGTTTACCTGTACAGGAAAAACCCAAATACATTATGAGTACCTACTTGCATTACAATTGATGGAGACCATTGAGAATACTATCCTAAAAAATCTTCTTCTTAATGAAGATTATGCTAGAAAGGTTCTGCCTTTTGTTAAGACAGAATACTTCGACAACACTAAGGAGAAAGTTATATTTGAGGAGATTGCTAAATTTATTGCAACTTATAATAAGTTAGCTACTAGAGAAGTTCTTCATATTGAATGTGAGAAGAGAAAGGATATTACTGACGATACATATAAAGAAGTAGTAGATTATATTGACAAGTTTGATCTAGAGAAAGCTAATAATGATTGGCTCTTAAACCAGACAGAGAAGTGGTGTCGTGATCGTGCGATTTATCTTGCATTAGTAGAAAGTATTTCTATTGCTGATGGTAATGATGATAAGAAGAATGTAGATGCTATTCCTAATATTTTATCAGATGCACTTGCAGTGTCTTTTGATAATCATGTTGGACACGATTACTTAGAAGATTATAGTGACCGATTCGATTTCTACCACCAGCGAGAAGAAAAGATTCCTTTTGATCTGGAATTCTTCAACAAGATTACAAAGGGTGGTCTTCCTAACAAGACTCTCAATGTTGCTCTTGCAGGTACTGGTGTGGGTAAGTCTTTGTTCATGTGTCATTGTGCCTCTTCTGCTTTGTTACAAGGCAAAAATGTCTTGTATATCACTATGGAAATGGCTGAAGAAAAGATCGCAGAACGTATCGATGCTAATCTCCTAAACGTAAATATTCAACAACTGACTGATTTGCCACGTCAGATGTTCGAAACAAAGGTCAGTAAACTTGCCTCAAAAACTCAGGGATCTCTTATAATTAAAGAGTATCCAACAGCATCTGCACACAGTGGACACTTTAGGGCTCTTCTTAACGAACTTGCACTTAAGAAATCATTTAAGCCTGATATTGTTTTCATTGACTACCTTAATATATGTGCTTCCTCACGATATCGCGGTTCGATTTCTGTCAATTCATATTCATATATCAAAGCTATTGCTGAAGAACTTAGAGGATTGGCTTGCGAAGCAAACGTCCCTGTCGTTTCTGCCACGCAGACCACTCGTTCTGGTTATGGTAGCTCTGATGTTGAGCTTACTGATACCTCTGAATCCTTTGGCCTCCCTGCTACTGCTGATCTTATGTTTGCCCTTATTTCTACTGAAGATTTGGAGGGACTGGGACAGATTATGGTGAAGCAACTTAAGAACAGATATAATGATATTAATATGTTCAAGAGGTTTGTTGTAGGTGTTGACAGAGCAAAGATGAGATTGTATGATTGTGAGCAATCTGCTCAAGATGACATCCTTGACAATGGCAGGGATGAAGAGTATGATCCAGAAGAGAAACCTAAAAAATCATTTGAGGGATTTAAGTTTTAAAATGACAGTAGACACAGAAAAGTATATTGAATTTGTGAAAGGAGTAACAAGCGATGCCAGTCTTGACTATGCCATGATGGCAACTCGTTTTGCAGAACTAGAAGCAAATGGAACTAACACATCTCAGTTGATGACTGCTGCTCTTGGTCTTACTGCAGAGTCTGGTGAGTTCACTGAAGTTGTTAAGAAGATTGTCTTTCAAGGAAAACCTTATAATGAAGATAATGTCTTTCACATGAAGCGTGAACTTGGTGATATCTGTTGGTATCTTGCTCAAGCATGTATGGCACTTGAAACCACATTTGATGAGGTTATTGAGATGAATGTTGAAAAACTTCAAGCACGATATCCTGGTGGTAGTTTTGATGTTCATAACTCTGAGAATCGTAAGGAGGGAGATCTGTGAATGATTTAAAGATTCCATTTGCAATTGTATCCTTTCTGTTGATTCAGGGTGCAGGTGCAGTGTGGTGGGCATCTCAAGTTGATGGTAGAGTAAAAAATTTAGAGACACAAAGTCTCAATATTGCAAGAGAAAATCGTCGTTACATTGAACAAGTAGTGCAACCATCTTATGGTATTAGTTCTGCTTGGAATAATCAATACCACAATGAGTGGGTCAGAAAAGGAGGTTGGAAATGAGTTGTGACATTGATGTTGATGTTAAAGTAAACATTCATATTGCTGCTATTGTGAGAGAAGCATTGTTTCAATACACAAAGCAAGATAGTTATGAATTTCCAGGACAAAGAACAGTTGCTATTCGTGGTATGATTCTTGCGCTGGATGAAGCAATTGAAGCAAACCTACCTAAGGAGGAGAGTAATGAAAGAGTATGATCCACTTACTATTGAGGAAGTGAATGAGGCAGCAAAGGAATTCTTTCCTATGTTTGACATTGTGCATCGCATGATGCCTGAGAATTGTGAAGTAGAAGATACTCTCAAGGTTATGGAAACAGTTTGTCAGATGGCTCAAAAGAAACGTGCCTTTGATAAAGATGGTGTTGGACCATTTGGTTTCAATAAAAAAACTCAAGAGAATGAAGAAAGGGAAGATATAAATACATAAAGAAATGTAGTAATTGTAGAGATGTCCTCATCAATGCGTAACTTTATGGAGGCATATGGTGCTGTCCATAGTAAAGAAGCAAAGGAAGAATTGGATTCCCAGAGAGATCCTATCAGTGAAATGAACACTGCTAGACTTCAGGACAATGATCTTCGTGACCTAGCAGAAGAGATTCTTGAAGAAGTATTCAAGACATCAACTGTAAAGGAAGCAGAGGACATCATCTTCAATATGATACCTGAGTCCAACATTGTTGGTAGAGAAGAGAAATTAGATAGAATCTATGCTGCTTTTGGTGAGACCTTCAGTAAGATTAGACTGAAGAATCAAGCAGGTCAATTGGAAGAGTTTGCTAAGTATAGACAGAAGAAAAGGTTGGAAGAAACTTGGTCAGCAAGATTCAACCAAGACAAGAGAGTAGCAAGAGTACATAGCACTGTAATTGCAGAAGATGTTGCTGTAATTAAAAAGGGTCTACTTGGACTCTATGAGAAGAAGAAAGATGATCCTTGCTGGGTTGGATACAAGCAAGTTGGTATGAAGAATAAGGGTGGCAAGCAAGTCCCTAACTGTGTTCCTGCTAATGAAGCAGCGCAGTATGATGAAATGTATAAAGGTAAGCATGGTCAGTCCGACAAAGAGTATGCTGCTTCCCGCTCTCAGGGTGGTAAGATGATCTCTGGCGATGATAAGATGAGTGGTGCTGAATACACCCATGGTCGCAGAGTCAAGGCAGCAAATCCTGGTATGCAACCTGACGTAGGTGGCAAGACCAAACCCAAGTCCCAAGGTAAAATGGACAAGGGCACCAAGGCAGACCTGATGTATCGCAAGGCAAACCTCAAGAAAGAGGAAGTTGAGCAGGTTGCTGAGGCAGATTCACTAGCAGCAATGCAAGCAAGAAGAGAGAAGCGTCTTGCCGCACAAAGAAAGCGTGAAGGCACTACTGTTACTGGTAGAGACTTTGGTCATGACTATTCACTGTCCGCTGATCAACAAAAAGCAAGAAGAGATGCTGAGTTTAAGGCAGGAATGAAGAAGGAAGAGTTTGATTCAGAGCAACTTGATGAAATCTCTCAGAAGACTGCAACAAGAGCATATGCCCAAAGAGCAACTAATGAGTATGAAACTGATAGTGACTCTAAAAAGTCAGATGCAGCCAGGGGTCGTATTGAAAGGAAGTTTGGTAAGAAAGCAGGACAACACGCAGATAGAGCAGCACATGCTCTGACTTTTGGACGCAAGAGTTCTACTATGCCTAAGAAACCAACAAATGAAGAGACCAAAGTATCAACTCTGAGACAGGGTTGGGCAGATGCTTATAAGTCAGTCTATGAAGTAGACGAAGCAGCAAAACCTGACTTCCTTGACCTTGATAAGGATGGTGACAAGAAGGAGTCAATGAAGAAAGCTGCACATGACAAGAAGAAGGGAATGAAGGAAGAGTTAGAATCTTCTGGTAAGTTCTCAGAATCTGAAATCCTTAAGATTCTGGCATCACTCTGAAGAGTGTTTTATGCCCAAGAATATAAAAAACCCAGAAAAACCCAGTAAAAAAATGGGTGCTACTGCTATCCAGGAACAATGTTCCTTGGTAGCAGTTTATTACGCAGTAGCACAAGGTGCTAGTCTAAACCTTCCAGGCAAAAGTATTGCCTCCA